TAGAAAAAGGTAAAGTTATCAGTGAAGAAGAAAAGCCTCATGGTGAATTTAAACCTGGTAGAGAAGGTGAGGCTCAACACGAGGAGTATCATAACAAGTTTCCTTCTAAACCTTTTACTGATGCCGAAGGTAGACCTTTAAAAAAATTTAAACTAGATCCACCGTTTCCACCAGGCCAAGGTAAAAAACCTCACGCCTACCCAAGTAGCGATGGTAAGTCTGTTAAAGTTGAAGGTGTTGAGTTTACAGTAATAAAAAAAGAATTAGAGCCTGGCGTTGCTGGTGAAGCTAATAACGATGGTACTATATTTGTAGATCACAATATTAAAAATGGTACAATAGACGAGACAGAAGTAATTGTTCATGAGGCTAAACACATGAAAGACATGCAAGATGGTATACTAGATTACACAGACGACCATGTAATGTATAAAGGTAAGAAATATCCTAGAAAAGATGGGTATATAAAATATAATGGAAAGTGGGTTGAAGAAGGTGATAAAAACTTTCCATGGGAAAAAAGAGCGTATAAAGCAGCGGATGTTGCACTAAAAAAAATAAAAAATGGCAAATAAAGAAAATACTATACCAGGTATAGAAGGTTATGATACAGCTGGACTATCAGATGGTAGAGCTAAATCATCTGCTTTTCAACTTGAGCAAGAAGACGAAAGTGTAGAAGCAGGTAAAGAATTATTAAAAGAAGAAGCTATGGAGTCTATGGAAGAAGACAATGCTGGTGTAGGTGGATCAGCTTTATCTATGGCTGTTCAGTCACCAGTACAACAAGAAGATACTTTTAAGTTTACTGAAACAGATTTACAAGGTGGTGATATGGGCGAAGTCAAAAAAGATGAAAGTGGTAGAATGTTTATCACTATAGAAGAAGGTAGAAACAAAGGAACTAACGTGTTTATATCAGAGCCTGCAGCAGAAATGTACAGCGCAAAAGTAGGTGGTTTACTTCAAGGTGGAGATTACACTGCGAAGAAAAATAAAAACGGAGAATATGAACTAGTGTCAGATATGCCTGATATGTATAAAGATCAAAAAGAAAACGTAGACGAAATAGATTAATATGGGTATATTAGGAAAAATATTTTCAGGTGGGGCTACTGAACTAGTTAAGAGTGTAGGTGGAGTAATAGACGACTTACACACTTCTAAAGAAGAAAAGCTCGAGGCTGAAAGAAAAATAAAAGATATGATAATGGGTTACGAAGCTGAGATGCAAAAGCAAGTAACTGAAAGATGGAAAGTCGATATGGCTTCTGATTCTTGGTTATCAAAAAACATAAGACCTTTAGTTCTTATATTTCTAGTAGTATCAACAGTGTTAATGATATTTATTGATGCTGGTGTTATTGCTTTTGAAGTAAAAGACACTTGGGTGGACTTATTACAATTAGTATTAATAACTGTGATCGGTGCTTACTTCGGTGGTAGATCACTAGAAAAAGTAAAAAAATAATGGGATTAAATTCAACAGAAGTATCTTATAGTTTTGGCCAAATGGGTAGTGGTTATCTAGACGATACAGGTGCGCTAACACCTCCTACTGGAAGTGTTATAGTAGCTATACAAATAGTATCTGCAGCTAAATTTACTACACTGACTGCTGACACTAGTTTTTATGAGGCCGCTGACGGTAGTGATGGTGTGGCTTTTATTGGTACGGCTTCTCAAGTAGCTACTAACGGAACAAATAGTGAAGCTATAGCTGCTGCAGATGAGTTTCCAACTGGTATGACTATAGTTGGAAGATGGACAGCTTGTACATTAGCAGCGGGTAAAGTAGTAGTTTATTACGGCCCAGCATAATGTTAGGTATAGGTATTAATGTAATTATGAGTAGACCTATAGCTCTACCTAATAAATCGCTTTCATTTGATGGCACGAACGACTTTGTAGATTTTACAACAGCCGCGTTTCAATCTAAGCTAGCAGATGACGATGCTAATTTTAAAGCATCTGGAAGCGTGTCTATATGGGTTAGGCTTAATCTTATAAGCGCTAATAGTCAATTATGGGATTTTGCTATAAACACAGACAACCGTATACAATTACAGTATAAGCATAGTGGTAACGAATATAACTTTACATTTAAAGGTAATGGTACTGGTAAAACAGCCGTAGAGAGACCTGGTGTATCTCATGAAAACGATGGTGATTTTCACCACATAGTTTGTACTTGGGATAAAGGAGATGCCAACGAAATGAAAATATATGTTGATGGTGTTTTAGGTGCTACTACAGGTTTAGCAACAGTAGCCTTAGTTGGAGACTTTGACAGCACTGCTGATAGCACTGTTGGTCCTGATGGAACTGGTGGTGTAGAAATATTATCAGGTACCTCATTTAACGGTAGTGCTGATTTAAATGCGTTTTTAGATGACTTTGTAATATATAGTGATGTATTGTCATCTACGGAAGTAGAAACGCTTTACAATAGTGGAAGATCAAACCCAAGTCTTTATGCGGAACTAGATAATAGAGTAGCGCACTGGAAGTTTGACGAAGGCTCTGGTACTACGGTAACAGACTCAGTAAATGGATTTATAGGTACTCTTGGTACTGGTGCTAATGCACCTACGTTCAGCGATAACAACGCTACTGAACAATAAAAATAATAAAATAAAATGAAATTAATTAGAAAAATAACTGTAGGTAAAGACTACAAAGAAAATGCTATGCATTATGCTGTAAACCAAGAAGTGTATGGCGGTCACACTATATGTGATATAATAGAAGAAAAAGATAAATATTCTATTTATATTAGAAAAGGTAAAGAAGTTTTACCGTGGAAAGACTTTAATAAAAACATGGCTGTATCTGTTGAATATAACTTAGAATATTAATGAAAGCGCCTTTTGACTTTGTTATAGAGCCAAAAGGTAATAGATACAACAATACTAAAAAAGTTGGTGATAAAAACTTAGTTTTAAACACGGAGATATTTAACCACCAATTCGTAAATAGAGAGGCTATTGTTAAATCTGTACCTACAGCTTTTAAAACAGAAATAAAACCAGGAGATACTATTATAACACATCACAATGTATTTAGACGTTGGCACGATGTTAAGGGTAGAGAAAAAAATAGTAGAAGTTATTTTAATGAAAATACTTATCTTGTAAAACTAGATCAAATATTTTTATACAAAAGAAATAATAATTGGCAAGCTACAGACGGATATTGTTTTGTACAACCAATAAAGCAAAGAGATAAACTAAAACCAGGGGAAGAAGAAGAGTGTATAGGTATAGTTAAGTATACTGATGGTGTTAATGATATTGGCAGTCTTGTAGGATTTACACCTTTTTCAACCTACGAGTTTATTATAGACGGAAAACGTTTGTATAGAGTTATGAATAAATTTATTACAATTAAATATGAATATCAAGGAAACGAAGAAGCTTATAATCCAAGCTGGGCACAAAGCAGTTGAAGAACTTATCAATGTAGCTAGAGAAAAGATTATTACTAATACAGAAGATGATGTTTCTGCTGATAGACTGAAAAATGCTGCCGCTACTAAAAAGCTAGCTATATTTGATGCTTTTGAAATTTTAAACCGTATACAAGAGGAAGAAAGTTTATTAAACAATAAAACCTTAGATAAAAAAGAAACAAGTTTTAAAGGTTTTGCAGAAGGTAGATCAAAATGATGTACGAGCAAAATTTATTTAAAATTGTAGAACCTGTAAAGAAAACAACAATCACGCGGTTGAACCGTGGTAAAAAATGGAAATATGGATATGATAAAGAACATGATATTGTGGTTATATCAAAAACTGGTCAGATTGATGAAATTATTGAGTTGCAAGGTTTGCGAGTGGGCTTGCCGTTGCGACCAAAGAGCGTGCACACTAACAAAAGACAAAAGTGGCAAAAAATAAAACAACCAGAAGAATTATCTAAACTTAAAAATATATTTGACTGGAGATCGTACCCAGAAGAATTAAAACCTAAGTGGTACGATTATATAGATGAGGAGTTCAAACGTAGAGACGAGGGCTTTTGGTTTATGAATAATGGCAAGCCAACATATATAACAGGTAGTCATTATATGTATTTACAATGGAGTAAAATAGATGTAGGAGCTCCAGATTTTAGAGAAGCAAATCGTTTGTTTTTTATATTTTGGGAAGCTTGTAAAGCTGATAACAGATGTTATGGTATGTGTTATCTTAAAAATCGTAGATCTGGTTTTAGTTTTATGTCATCAGCAGAAACAGTTAATTTAGCAACACTTGCGAGTGATAGTAGATATGGTATACTATCTAAAACTGGTAATGATGCTAAAAAAATGTTTACAGACAAAGTTGTTCCAATATCAGTCAACTATCCTTTCTTTTTTAAACCAATACAAGATGGTATGGATAGGCCTAAGTCTGAACTTGCTTATCGTGTACCTGCAAGTAAGTTCACGCGTAAAAAAATTACTGCTAATGAAAAGCAGGAAGACTTGGTTGGACTTGATACTACTATTGATTGGAAAAACACAGGTGACAATAGTTATGATGGAGAAAAGCTTAATTTACTAGTACATGATGAAAGTGGTAAATGGGAAAGGCCTGATAATATATTAAATAACTGGAGAGTTACAAAAACTTGTTTAAGACTAGGTAGTAAAATAGTAGGCAAGTGTATGATGGGATCAACATCAAATGCTTTAGAAAAAGGTGGGGATAACTTTAAAAAATTATACAATGCATCAGATGTTACT